TGCGATGAACCCAAGCATGGCAGACATGTTCCGCCTGCAGATCGCCGAGATAAATCGAGAGATCGAGCAAGCTGAGCAGCAAAGAGTGCAGGGCATCCAAGAGGCTCAAGGCGCAAGCACCGTGCTAAACACTGTAAACGACCTAGCTGCGGCGATTAGGGCGAACCCAAACATCACTGGTCCAATAGGCATGCTATTTGGCGCACTTCCGTTCACCGAGGCAGGCGAGGCACGCCTGACCATGGAAACGCTAAAAGCGAACCTAGCGTTTGACACACTTCGCGGCATCAAAGCTGGCGGAGCAACTCTTGGTGCGGTCAGCGCCCCAGAGCTTGCATTGCTAGAGGCGAAAGTTGCGAACCTCAATCTAAACAGAAGCCCAGAGGCTGTCTTGAAGTCGCTTGAAGAGATTGATCGCTACTATAAGCAGATCGTCATCAACGCGTATAGCAAATATAACGCAGACACTGAGCAACTTGACGCAATGTTTGGCGGTCGCCCAGCTTACGTTACAGGCGCAGAGCCGCAAGACCTACAGCAATATACATTCGAGAACGCGCCGATCGGCGAGTTTGTTTACGATGCGGAAAACGGTAAAGTCTTCAGGTACAACGGCGGCGGTCGCAACACTATGGAAGCGTGGACAGAGGTGACATTCTAATGGCTGGACCATCTTGGGTAACGAACGAAGGCAGCGAAGCAGCTAAGACAGCAGTGCCGAGCTGGGTAACGCAGCCTAAAGTGCCAGCGCCTCCCGAGGGCAAGGAAGTCGTCACAGACTTTGGCGACGGCAGCTACATCCTAAAGGGTGAAAGCGGCGGACTTACATTCGTTGACCAAGTCAGCGGATACAGCACGCCAGACATTAAGATCATCACAGAGATCGCCGAGAGCAAGGGCGGGCGCCAGCGCGCTGGCGACATTTATCGCGGAGAAGCCGCGCAGGAAATCGCAGGCGAGCTAGGCACGCGCGGCGCGTCAATGGCAAAAGGCGTCCCGTTTGTTCGCGGATACGTCGACCCCGCCTTCGGCTTCGCTCGATCAGTTGCGCAAGGTGTTTCGCCAACAACTGCAATGGACACGATCCGCGAGGCAGTTGCGCGTCGTGAGCAAGAAGCGCCAAACACGGTTGCCGCGTCACGCCTCGGAACTGGACTTGCCGCCACGATCGCTACAGCGCCATCTATGACCGCCAAAACGGTTTTAGGGCGCGCAGGTCAGGCGGCAGGCTATGGCGGCGGTATGGGTATCCTAGAAGGTATTTTTGGCGGATTTGGTGAGGGCTTGTTCTCCAAGGACGGAGACTTCCAGAAAGCAGCGGATACCGCAGTTCGTCAAGCGGGTATCGGCGGCGCTGCGGGCCTAGGGTTCGGCATAGCGGGTCAGCCAGTGGCTGAAGGCTTAGGCACGCTTTATGGAAGCTATCTGCGTGAACCAGTGCGCAAGACGGTCGAGAAGATCGGGTTCAAGAAGGACGCGGCCAACGTGGTCGAGGAGTTCTTGGCTATGGATGCGGCGCAGGCCGTGGAGAGCGCGGAGCAAGTCGGCCCGTATGGATCGATCTCAACGCTGGGACCGAATACGGAGGCGCTACTTGACGCCGTCGCGAACACGCCGAGCGAAGGCGCGCGGATCGCGAAGCAAAACCTAGACGAGACTGCGTTGGCGGCGTCGCGCGACCTAACGACGCGCCTCAATGATGTTCTGGGCGAACCAACGCCAGTGGGCGAGGGCATCAAATCGCAAAAAGCTGACATTATGATCTCGACAGCCGCTGAGCGTCGTCAGGCGTACGGCGATGCCTACGACTTTAAGATTGACGCGGACAGCGAAGGCGGAGCGGCGGTGTTGACGTCGTTTGGTAAAGTTGATCCGTCTGACCTTAGCGGCGCAAGAACGCTACTACGCGAGGCGGGTGAAAACCCTGACTTATTAACTGGCCGTCGCATTAGCGCGGACGAGATTACAGACGCGCTTGCAGACGCCCCAGAGGGGTCAGTTGTCGTGTCAAACGCAGACGGCTCGTACACCGTGCAGGCGAAGCCAACGGTCGCGACGATCGACTACGTCACGCGTCAGTTGTACGACGCAGGCATGGCGTTGAAGGCAAACAACCAGCCGACTGCAGCGATGTCCAAGATGAACTTGGCGCGCGAGCTGCGCGCAGCTCTGGATGACGTCAATTCAGATTACGCAAAGGCACGCGCGGCGGGTAAAGATGCAATCGATCAGAAGCTCGCAGCGGACTTGGGTAACGACATTCTAAGCCCACGCGTCACGCGTGAGGACGTCGCATTGGCGATGAAGAGCGTTGACGAGGTAGGCGCGAAGCAGCTTAAACTTGCGCTGCGCAATCGCCTCGATGAGCTGATGGCCAACGCAAAGGTCAATCCACGCACCCGCAATGAAGCGGAGGTCGTCGAGGCCCTTGCGGCGCTGAAGGCGATGAATAACCGCGCAGTCGCTCAAAAGCTGCAGCTTGCACTTGGCAAAGAGGCAGCCGATAAGATCGGCGAGCAGATCGCGCAAACGACTGGAGCGTTGCTGCAGCAAGCTCAAGTCGCCGCAGGGTCACGCACTAACATTCGACGCCTCGTCGATGAACGTTTGAAAGAGATCGTCGGAGAGCCGCTAGGAGCGACCGTGGGGCGCCAAGGCATCATTCCAACGATTGCGGGCGCTGCCGCAGATACCGCATTCAGGGGGCCAAGCCAGCGCGAGCGTATCGCAGGGCTTGCGAGCGAGATTGCGCCCGTCCTGACGCAGCGCCTAACGCCAGAGCAGTTGCGTCGTCAGGCGGCGTTGATGCAGCAAATGACGGGTTACATTGATCGCGCAAGCGAAGGCGCTCGTACAGCGCGAGAGTTGGCAGCGGGTGCGGCGCAAGGTGCTGGCCGCCAGCAAGCGCGGCGCGAAGAGCAAGACCCAGCGACAGTGCAGCTAATGCGCCAACTGGGCCTCGATCAATTCGTAAATCGTATGCGCTAAGACGACTTTTTCGCGGCAGCTTTCTTCGCTGGCTTCGCGGCGGCTGCCTCAAGCGTTTTAATTTGCTCTCGTTGCTCCTGCAAAACGGTCGCCGCTTTCTCGCACTGCTTGAATAGCGCGAAGACGTTTGCAAAGCGATGCGGCTGGTTTAGCGCGCGGACTAACTCTTTAAACTCTGTATCGTTCATCTTTTTACCTCATATTACGATGCCGTGAGATTACGGCAGATATAGTTGAAAAGCAAATCAAAGCACTATATGTTGCGTGTATCGATGGACAATCGACCAACTCACTTCACTGCTTACCTCGTCCCCGCCTTAGTGCGGGGATTTTTTTACTTGAAACTATCTACGTTAACGCTTAGTTAACAATTATAGCAATGAAGGAGAGTAAAATGAAAATCGAAAACGCATATGCAATGATCCGCAAATTGGGCGACATCTCAGCGAAAGAACTTTTGCGTCGCGGACACGGTCCGTTCGACAGCACGCCGTTGGTTCACGGCTTGGCTGCATACTCAAACCTCGGCTTGGAAGGCGAAGACGCGCAGCTTGACGCAGCTTACGACTTGGTCATGACTGACATGATGGAAGCCGTGCGCGGCGAGTGGAAGGCATCATAATGGACACCGCAGAATACATCTTAATCTTTGGAACGGCCCTCGTCTGGGTCGTTTACCAATGCGTAATCATGTGGGTGTAATCGTGTGGGGCGAGCTATATGAAGAGGTCGGGCTATAGCAGATGGCTTGGACGCCTCGCCCCACGCAAAACTTTTATCAAATCGGGAGTAAGCAATGCAATACTTATACATCTTGGCAATCTCATATATTACCAATGATCACGCATACACGAGCCACATACTGCTCGAGAGCAGGCACGCCTGCCAGCATGCAATCCGCGCAGCCGAAGAGCTGAGTGACGCGATCCCCGCAGACCTCGCCTGCGTCAAGTCGGATAAGTACAAGATAATAAAGCCAAAACTGCGTCCAGAAGGTATGTGATTTTGGCGTTTTTTATGTTACGCTCTGGGCAAGGTAGCCAACACAAGACGACAAATCTTGCCCTACAAAGACAAAGAGAAACGCGCCGCTCATGCAAAGCGTTACGGCAAGTCATGGTATCAGCGAAACCGACAGGTCACGCTGGAACGTACGAGCAGGCGCAAGAAGGAGCAGAGACGCAAGTGGGCAGAGTTCAAAGCAACTCTGTCCTGCTTGTTCTGCGACGCCACGCACCCCGCGATCATCGAGTTTCATCACCCCGAGACGGCTGGCGAAACAAAGGTAAGTCAGCTCGTGCAGCAAGGCAGCTTCAAGAAGGCGTACCAAGAAGCCGAGAAGTGCTTGCCCTTGTGCGCAAACTGTCACAGAATATATCACTGGACCGAGAGAGAGGGAGAAAGAGATGACTGAACTAGATGAAAACATACTGATCGCAGAGCGCGTCGTGCAACGCGCAAAGCGTGGCCTGCCGCAGGATCGTTGGATGCGTGGCGACAAGGAGATGGAGGCAGTAGTGCGCGCCTACATCATGACGAAGAACGCGCTCATTGATTTGCACAAAGACATGATCCAACGCGGATCAGATGCCATGGATATCGACTAAGACATCCACTCGCCAACGTCAAAGCACGGGCACGCCTTGGACGCATAGTCGTTGTGGCCTGACACCGTGCTGATCGTTGGAAACTCTTCCTTGAGGCTCTCGATCAACGCGCGCAACTCGCGATCCTGATCCGCTGTGAAGTTATCCAAGAAGGCGTCGTCGGCTGCGCCGCCGCGTCCACCGACCAACGCGATCCCGATTGAACCCTTGTTGCGCCCCTTTGTGTGAGCGCCAGTGCGCGTGATCGGGCGACCCGCCGCAATCTGGCCGTTGCGATGCACGATGAAGTGGTATCCGATGTCGCTCCATCCGCGCTCTTCAGTGTGCCAGCGGCGGATTTCTTGCGCAACATCTTGCGCACTCTTATCCGCGTACCACTTAGGATTAGTTGCCGTGCAGTGCACGACGATTTCGTTCATGTCTCTCATTTTTTCCCTCCGAAAAACTTAGTTGCTGAGCGCACGCCAAACGACGCGGCCACGATTACACCGAGTGTGTACTGATACCACTCTGGCATTGTCTCGAGAGCGGCAAAGCCCTCGGCGACGACCTCACGCCCCCAGTCCCCAGTGAAGACCAGACACAGGGGTATCGAATACAAAATTACTAAGTACTCATCCTTCCAAGAGTTCTGACTACCCTGCGCCATAATCTTTTCCCACTCGGCCTCGGACGTCGCGGCGGACTTCATGATCGTAGCCTTCGCCTCGGCTTCCACGAGCTTCAGGTTGGCTGCGGCGGCCTGTGCATCCGCCTTACCCTTTAACCAGCCCCCAGCAAGCTCTGTGAGCGGCCCTATGAGCGCTTGTATCATTCCGACACCTCCTTATTCATCCAGATGCCAAAGCAGCCTGTGAGGGCGCCCATACAGACGCTGACGAGGCCCGCCTGACCATTGGTCGGCGCCTCGAGGCCCATGTACCAGTGCACGCTTTGATATGTGAGGATGGTGACTGCGAGCATCATCAATCTGGGGATGACTTTCCAGTCGTCGATAATTGTTCTAGGCATTTCATGTACTCCCTAGCTACGTTGCTACTACTCGTGATTATAAGCAGTTTTCCGTCCTGCGTCAAAACACCCCAGCGATTGTACTTAATCTGGATTAACCTCAAGGCACTCAACCGCCATGCTGTTGTGCGTTACTAAGATTTTTGCCTTGGCTTTTTCAACTTGACACTGATCCAAGCGGCTAAACGATCCGATCTGATAGTACTTGATCGTGTCAGTACTTACGAAGTGGATAAAAATCAAAACGTAGACCATTACCACTTACCCAAGTAGACGCCTAGATAGTACAGCGCCCCGATCAAAAACGTGAATGCAATACCGATGCCTACGGCAGATGCGATAGCCTCCATTTTCTTTTCCCGTGCCTTCATGGCCGCTCTCTTAGCGTCTGCGCGCTCCTTGCGAACTTTGGCCTCGTAGGATACCCAACGATCCCATGTGCCGCTGGGGGCGTAGAGGCGGCACCAGCTCTCGAGTTCGGCGCGCTTGGCGCGGATGTCTTCCAGAGCTTGGAACTCCTCCCAGTCACCCTCTGATCCGCCTGTAATCGCTGTCAGCGGGCTATTCTTCTTGCGGTCGACGGCGGACTTGATTTCCTCTTCAGCGGTCAGAAACTTGCCAATGCTGCCCATGAGCGTGGCTGTCTCCTTGCCGTTCGACAAGGCAGTCCTGATTACGCTGTAAGCCGCGTTGGCGGCTGCAATGCTTTCTAGGATGGCCATTACAAATTTCCATATTCAACGCAGCCCAACCACACGGGCCTCAATACAAGGTAAGTATACTCTATTTCGGGAGATTTATAAACGCATAGCAGCATGGGCATTGGGCCGCTCGGCGTGTTGATCCATACACCTAGTATATGGATCAGTATATACAGCATTACTTTCTCAGAGCCTGCTCGATGTTGTCGAGCTTCGTAAATATCGCGGCAATGGTCGTCTTCATCTCTTTCATTTCGCGATCGTGCGCCGACTTATTGGCCTCGTGCTGCGCTTTGAGCACAGCGATATCAGTGTGATGATCACCTTGACGGTTATACATTACCCAAACGAACCCAGCGACTGGCAGCACTACCCACTGCATAATTGCATCGATCATCTCGAAATTTACTTCCATGGTTGGCTGCCTTTCTTTCATACTTTTATAGCATATCGAAAAAAGAATTAAAATAATTAGCCTCACCCCCTTGAACTATTGAATTGTTAACACTAAGTTAACAGGACAAACAGTGAAGGAGACACGACATGGAAAATATTAGCGCAGACAGCTTAAGCCTTTTCATCGAACTTGCATCAGATGCTGAAAACTGGAATGGCCAGCCATTGCTGAACATCACTAAAGAGCAACGCGGAAACCTTAGCGACTTAAAGAAAAAGGGTCTAATGGTCACGTTTCGTGATGAAGGTTGCGAATGGGTAGATTTCACAGATCAAGGCATCGCCTTCGCCGCAGAACACGGCATCGAAATATAAGCATAATCTTGCCAAGTTGCCCCGTAGTTAGTTCAGTGCTAACACGGGGCGCACATATGGAGGCACAAATGATAACAGCACTGAAACAATCGCAATACGAAGACGTGAGGCAGATCGGGCCACGCATCAAAGTTAGCATCGCCGACAGCTTGGCCGATTACAGCAAGCGCACGCGTATGCCGCAGGCTCTGATCGTCGAGGAGGCGCTCCGCGAGCTGCTCAAGGACGCGGGCTATGACGTCTAAGATTTACGCAGGCATCGACTGCGGCTACCGCACGGGAGGCGTCGCCCTCATCGACAAGAGCGGCTTCGCAGAGGTGCACGACCTACCCGTCTACAGCGAGGGCGGGGTCGACATCACGGCGCTCAACGAAATACTAACCAGCGTGGATATCGACCACATATTTATCGAGAGGCAGCAAGCCATGCCAAAGCAGGGCGTGTCGTCCACGTTCAAGCTCGGCTACGCATACGGGCAGATCGTGACAACCGTGGCGCTCACGCAGACGCCGTACACGATCCTAACGCCAACGGGCTGGAAGAAGGGTCTACGCCTGCCGAGCGATAAGGACGCGGCCCGCAGATTGGCGCAGCAATGGTATCCGAAATGCGCCAGCGACTTTACACGCAAGAAAGACGAGCACCGAGCCGAGGCGCTGTTGATCGCACACTATGGAGCACTACTAGATGGCTGATGTACCGAGAGCACGCGAAATCTTGAATGACACGTTAACAAAAAACATGTCACTTGAAGTTCGCGAGGGAATTGAACAAGCGCTCAATTACATGTACCGCGACTACTCTTTAGGACGCAAAGCTCCAGTAAAGTCACGCAAGATCACGGAGGGCCTACGCCAGTCGGTGAAGCAATACGCGTCGACGCACTCGACGCTGTCATATCACGAGATTGCGACGGCGTTTAACATCAACATTGGCCGCGTGTCAGAGATACTGAGAGATATCAAATGAGCACCATACGCTACGACATGTCCAACGAGGAATACCACGCGAGCGACGCGCTCAGCGCCTCTGGCGCAAAGACAATCGCGCTCGAAAGCCTCTTCGACTTTAAATACGCAGAACGCGAGCACAAGACAGCGTTCGACGTAGGCACAGCCACGCACACGCTCGTCTTCGAGCCACACTTGGCGGACACAGTGTGGTGCGGCCCAGAAACGCGTCGCGGCAAGGCGTGGACGGAGGAGAAAGCCGCTGCGGACGCCGCAGGCGCGCTACTGCTCACGGACAGCGACTATCGATTGGCCAAGGGAATGGCCGAAGCCGTCCGCGCCAACCCCGATGCAGCGGAGCTGCTCACGTCGCAGATGACGTGCGAGGCAAGCGTATTCGCTCGGGATCACATATACGGCGTCGACTTGCGCACGCGCCCAGACGGGTGGCGCAAGGACATTGCGACGCTGATCGACTTGAAGACGACAGTCGACGCATCGCCAGAGGGCTTCGCCAAGCAGGCGGCAAACTTTGGCTACCACATACAGGATCAGTTCTATCGCAGGGTCATGACGCTCGCAGGTCACGAGATTGACCGCTTCGTCTTCATTGCGGTAGGAAAGAAGGCACCGCATAAAGTCGGCGTCTACGAACTCGACTGGCGCACGCTCGATGAGGGCAACGCGGCAGTCAAGTATGCGCTCGAGCAGTACGCAAGAGCGCAGGAAACGGGAGTGTGGGATTACGGATTTGGGGAGCTGCAAACCCTCCAAATACCGCCATACGCCTTCAAATTCACCGAGGCAAATTAAGTCAGGAGACAAACATGCCAATAGAATTTACATCTGAAAGCAGCGGGAACTCGAACTTCGTCCGCGTCAATCTTCCGCAAAATCGCTGGACCCTCAAAGCCGAGGGCGGCGACGAGGTGATTGACATGGAGCGCGGGATCGCGATCGACATCAAAAACGTCGTCTTTGGTTGGCTTCACATCGACGTAGGTGTCCGCGATTGGCAGCCGTGGCCATCGCCATCACAGCAAATCGCCAAGCCTAGTGACCAACACAAAAAGGGCTTCGAGGTCGATTGCTGGATGGGCGACGGACGCGCGGCACAGTTCAGCGGGAACAGCTACGGGCTGGGATCGTTCATCGCAAAACTCTACAACGACGCGGAGACGCGCCCAGAGTTTGAGACGAAAATCCCAGTGGTACAGGTGACTAGCTCGACGCCTGTCGTAATCGGGAAGGGGACATCGTACGACGTCGGATTTAACATCCGCACGTGGATCGATCGTCCGTCCGAGGATGCTGCTCCCGCTGCGCCAGAACCAGCGCCAGCCGCAGCCCCTGAACCCGCGCCCGCAGCGTCAGGAGGTAGCGACTTCGGGTTCTAAAAACGTACTAACGCGCCTCGCCTAACGGCGGGGCGTTTATAATGAGTGAGAGTGAGCATGTCAGAAGCATATTTTAACAAGGTACGAGAAAGCGCCGTCGGCGAAATGCTGTCAACGATAAAAGGCGGACGCAACGAAACACTAAACAAAGCCGCATACGCATTAGGGCGCCACGCCCACCTTGGCCCAGCCAACATCGATGCGGCGATTAACGAATTACACGCAGCCGCAAAGCAAATCGGCCTCAACGATATCGAGATCAAAGCCACCATCGGGTCTGGCTTTAAACGCGGCGGCGAAAATCCCAAGGTCCTCGAGGACAGCGACGCAATCCCATACACGCCGTCCGAGTTCGACCGCCTCATCGGTCGGCTCGCCAGCAAGGAAATGCTGGTGCGCGACGAGGAGACACGCCAAGACAAGATAAAGAAGGCGCAGGAGCAATGGGAGCGCGCTGTACCGATATCACGGGAGACAACCGACGCAGTGCGCCCAGCGCTCCTGTACCTCAACTCACGGGGCCTCAGAGCGAGCACAGCGGTCGACGTGGCGCGCTTCAGCCCCAACGTATACGACGGGCCAGCGATTATCTTTCCCGCGCTCAACGAGCAAGGCACAATTCAAGGCGTGCAAGCCGTGCTGCTCACACCCGAGGGCAAGAAGCGCGGGCACAACGGCATCAGCAAATACTCTCGCGGCGTGCTCGCTGGCAACGTAATGCGGATCGGCGAAACGCAAGGCGATCGGCCAATATGCATTACCGAAGGGCCAGAGGACGCGCTCAGCGTCAGGCAAGCGGTAGGAGACGGCGCAACAATCGTCTGCACGTTTGGCAAGGCTGGCATGGCCTCGTACAACGTCCCACGCGCGTCTGACGTCACGATCTGCGCCGATCCCGACCTCGACGTCGACAAGTGCGCAGAGGTCCTCGCAGGCGACGGCAGCACAGCCGTGCACGTCGTGCACTTTGACCGCCTCGGCGTCGAGAACGTCAAGGACGCCAACGACTACCTCAAGGAAGCTGGCGAGGAGGCGCTCAAGCTCGCACTCTCGCAGGCGAAGCCAGTCGAGCAGGCGAAGCAAGAAGCCATCGCAACCGAGCGCAACTGGCCGACGCTGTTCGAGCCAATCAGCGGGGCGGATATTCCCGCGCGGCGCTGGGTCTACGGCCACCACTACATACGATCATACGTCAGCGTCGTGGCCTCCGCAGGGGGCTTGGGCAAGTCATCCATGCAAATGGTGGAGGCGTTCAGCATCGCAACGGGCAAACCGCTCCTCGGGGAACCCGTGCACGAGCCGTGCAACGTCTGGATCGTCAACCTCGAGGACCCGATGGAGGAGATGCAGCGCAGGGCGGCAGCCGTGATGCAGCACTACGACATCAAGCCAGAAGAGGTGCGCGGCAAAATCTTCCTAGACGCAGGGCGCGACCTCAAGATGATCTTCGCCAAGCAGACACGGGACGGGCTGGAGATCATCGAGGAAATCGTCGAATACATGATCAAGGTCATCAACGAGAACGACATCTCAGTCGTCTTCATTGACCCGTGGGTCGCCGCAATGGGCGGCATCAGCGAAAACGATAACATGGCGATGAACGCGGCGGTGGGAGCCGTGCGCGCAATCGCAGACGCAACGGATGCAGCAATCGTGCTCACTCACCACATTCGCAAGACGAACGGTGAGGAAGCTACGATCGACAGCGTGCGCGGCGCTGGCTCACTCATCGGGGCCGCGCGCGCTGCTCGTGTACTCAACCGCGTCACGCAGGAGGAAGCCATGAAGCTCGGCGTCAGCGAGAGCGAGAGCCTCGGCATCTTCCGCGTCGACGACGGCAAAAACAACCTGAGCCTGCCCGCAGCCAAGGCGCTCTACAGACGTATGCAGAGCGTGCCGCTGGCAAATGGTGAGTTCGTGGGCGTCGCCACGGAGTTCAAGCTGCCAGACTTGTTCGACGGCATAAGCGCCAAGCACGCGATGGAGGTGCAGCGCCTCGTCGGGGCGGCGGAGGAGCGCGACGAGCCGATGAGAAAAAATGCCCAAGCGAAAAACTGGGTCGGTCAAGCGGTCGCCGTTGTGCTAGACTTAGACATGGAAAAGAAACACGAGAAGGCGAAGGTAAAGGCAGTCGTGGCGAAGTGGCTCGAGACTGGCGTCCTACGAGAAGCCGAGTGGAAGAGCGCACGCCAAGGACGCGAGGTGCCAGTGATCGTCGTCGGCGAGTGGATCAATAGATCGGAGGCAGGGCTATGAGCTACAGCGAAAATAGAGACGAGATCATGCGCGTCGTGTATTGCGAGAAGTGCGACGGGTACGAGGTCGAGTGGAACGGCGCCAACAAGCGGGTGCCGTCGCTGAGCTGCGATCAGGATATCGCGGAGGCGATCAAGGCGTGCGCCGACGCCATGGAGGAAATCGCAGAGCTGGAGGAGCTACTCGGAGCGTTGCTTTTGGGAGACGTGCACGATCCTCAGTATCCTCACTAGTGGTGAGGAAAGGTGAGGAACGTGAGGAAAATAAGCCGTAAAACCATCCTCCTCACCTCTAGCGTATATAATACGCTAGTGAGGGGGAACGTGAGGGGCTTATTAAAGTAAGTGAGGAAGGTACTTGGTTATGAAGCAGAGAATTACAGTGGGGAAGGCAAAGGCGAGAGGACGTGATCCAGTAGGACACATAAAGCCTGACGAGGATGCGCTGGTCATTAAGGCGGCAGTCTGGGGTCAGCTTGAGCCGCTCCAGCGTGTGGCGAATGAAAAGATTAAGCGCTGGGGCGATTACCTGCCGAAGTGCGTGCCGCCTGAAATGGCTGGTCGCTTCGAGGCAGCCTACGAGGCGCTCGAGGCTGCGGTGCTCGATAACGACGTCGTCAAGACGCACGAGATTGCGGGGCAGCTCATGCGCGCGTGGGACGTCCTCGAGAAGACTGCGATCGCAGCGGGGCACGAGCCGCTCAAGGAGAGCGCGTGGTGCGTGCAGATGGAAGAGGGCGACGTGATCTGTATCGCGCTCCACGGGCACGCTGAGCTGCGGCAGAAGTTTCCGCATTGGACGGTCTACGGGATCGAGGACGCGTGCCGCATCCTGCGCGCAGACTGGACAGCGGCATTCTTGGACAAGGCTTACGACAGCTTCCCGAATGCGAAGCTCACGAAAGTCGTGTACAATGGCGAAGACAAGGAACCGATCAACTGGGACTTAGGAGGAGACGAAATTCCATGGTAGGCGAAGTCGGCATGGCAAAGATGGCAGCGCTCGACGCTGTCGGAGAGGAAGAGATACTCGAACGCATTGCGCAGGGCGAGACAATGCAGATGCTGTGCAAGCAGTACGACATCGGCACGAAGCTCTGGTACAAGTGGCTCGACCGCGTCGAAGGGCGAAGAGATCGCTACAACGCAGCGCAAGCAGAGGCGGCGCACTTCTACGCGAACAGAGCGGTGCAGACGGCGCAAGCCGTCACGCCTGACATGGTCAACGTGGCGAGGCTGCAAGTGGATACGGATAAGTGGATCGCGTCCAAGCTCAACGTGCAGTACGACACGAGGCAGCGCGATGTCGCGGTCAACATCAGCGTGACAGACTTGCACGCGCAGGCTGCGCAACTGCTCAACAGCGTGGAGATGCGGGACGTGATCGACGTGGACGCGGAGGACGTGAGCGATGAGTAAGAGTGGCGATTTCACGCACTGGCGCAACACTGCGCACGCGGGCGCGCGCGTAACTGAACAAGCGTTCAATTGCAAGCACTTGACACTACATCTTGTGCCATTGCGCGAAACGCATAGCTCGATAACACGTTGCTTCGCGCAAACGCCTTATTTATATGACTTATGCAAGAAATGGAATTTAACATAATCGACATTATCGGAGTGACTTATGCGTCTCGCGCATATCTATGCCGAAAATCGCGTTTTGACCCCCCCCTTGAAACGGATCGGCCCCCGTCAAAATACGAGGACCTCCCCACGCACCCCCGTCAAAAAAATTTCGGAGAACCCACATGACCAACGATAACCCGTTTTTGAAGCTGATGTCGCGCTACCGCGATGACCCAGTTGCCTTTGCCCGCGAGGTCATCGGCATCGAGCCTGACGAGTGGCAGATTGAGCTGCTGGACGCTGTCGCCGCGCCTGCGGTACGGCGTGTTTCTGTTCGATCTGGCCACGGCGTCGGCAAGTCCACGGCGGTCGCGATGGCTGCGATTTGGCACGTGCTGATGCGCATCCCGAGCAAGACCGTTGTGACGGCGCCTACGTCATCGCAGTTGTTTGACGCGTGTTTCGCGGAGATGAAGAACGTGGCCAAGCGGCTCAAGCCCCCGTTTAACAATTTGCTCGAGATCAAGAGTGACCGCATTGAGCTGAAGAGCCAGCCCGAGGCCACGTTTATTTCGTGCAGGACGTCGCGTGCGGAGCAGCCAGAGGCGCTTGCTGGCGTTCACAGCGAGAACGTGCTCCTGATTGCCGACGAGGCGTCTGGCGTGCCCAACGCGGTGTTCGAGGCTGCGTCTGGCTCGATGTCTGGCCACAATGCGACGACGATCCTGACGGGCAACCCCACGCGGAACACGGGTTTCTTTTACGACACGCACTCGCGGCTGAAGGATGACTGGTACACGATGCATGTGAGCTGCGTTGATAGCCCGCGCGTTGCGGAGGATTTCGTTGATGACATGAAGAAGCGTTACGGCGAGGACAGCCCTGCGTTTCATGTGCGTGTACTTGGCAACTTTCCCCCGAGCGAGGAGGACACGGTTATTCCCGTGGCTCTGATTGACGCGGCGATGAATAACGATATTCGGATACACGAGGACACGACGGCGATTTGGGGTTTGGACGTTGCGCGTCAGGGCGGCGATGCGAGCGTTCTGTGTAAGCGTCAGGGGCCTGTCGTGCATCCGTTGACTGTGTGGCGCAATCTCGACTTGATGCAGCTCACTGGAGCTGTGAAGGCGGAGTATGACGCGTTGCCGCCGTCCAAGCGGCCAGCGGAGATCATTGTTGACAGCAATGGCTTTGGCGCGGGTGTTCTGGATCGCTTGCGCGAGCTTGGCTTGCCAGCGCGTGGACTGAATGTCTCGGAGCGCGCGTTGTCGAAGGACACGTATTTGAATTTGCGCGCTGAGTTGTGGTTTAAGTGCAAGGCGTGGCTGGAGGGGCAGGACGTTAAGCTGCCGCGCGATGATTTGTTGTGGGCGGAGCTTGCGGCCCCGCGTTATCACTTTACGAGCGCTGGCAAGCTGCAGGTGGAGAGCAAGGACGCGATGAAGAAGCGTGGCGTTCCCTCGCCTGACCGCGCCGATGCTGTTTGCTTGGCACTGGCCAATGATCACACGACGATGGCGTTTGGAACGAGTTCGAGCGGCTCGTGGAGCCGCCCGTTGAAACGTAATATACGTGGGGTTGTTTAGGAGCGGTCGCGCGGTCCTCGGACTGCGTATCGCTTTTTGACTTGCTGGACGGCTTGGTGCGTCATACCCAGCTCTTTTGCGATGGCGCGGTTTGTGAAGCCTTCCTGTATCATCTCGATGGCGATTTGGATGTGCTTGCGCGCGCCGATGCGTGACGAGATTGTGCCTACGGTGCCTTGATTGATGCCGAGGTGCTCGGCGATTTGCTTTTGCGTGTATCCTTCTTTCGTCATGCGTATGATTGCTGCGTGGCGTTCGGCTTTTACCTGCTTACCCTCGACTGACTTTTTCTTGTGATCCTCGGGGTGCGTGATTTGGCTGCCCCATTTTTTGCGGTAAACTTGTGTCTCTTGTTGCGCGACGGCTTTCATCAGCGCCCCGACTTCGTCTTGTGTTGGCGTGCGCCCGTTTTCTTCGACGAATTTTGTTATTGCGTTCATATGTGATATCCTTCCTCTCTGCGATTATTTACGAACTTCTTTAGATCGTCTTTGGCGTACCAGTAGCGATTACCTGCGGACGGTGACGCGTCTTTTTTTGTCCACGCCTCCATCCAGAAGTCGACCTGTTGTTTTAGAAACCTGTACTCCGCCTCTAGCGCGGGCGGTAGACCTTTTTTTGCGCTCGACAATGTTGCCTCCTTTGTTGATGAATTTGTCGATCCAGCACGGCGCGCAGTGGTGGACGTAATTGTCCACCGTGACCGAAGTTGCGCCGCACTCACAGCATACATTATTTGTTTTCAACTTTCACTTTCCTCTTCATTGCTTTTGCCGCTCTTCTGGCGTTTCTGTTTACTGGCTTTGGCATCTCGTCATGCGCGACGCGTACCTTCTTTGTCGTATTGCGCGACCTGCTCGAGGAGATCGGGCCGTGGAACTTTGCTCTGCTCATTTATCTTTCCCCACGAGCTTGCGGATTTCCGCGTGTATGTCGTTGATCTCCTTGAGCTGGAGCTGCAACTGCGTGACAGCGAGGCTGATGTCTGACGCGCGTTTCTCGGCGTCCTCGAGCCATGTGCGCGCCTCTCCCAGCGCTTTGGCTTCAGCCTCGTTTTCGTCGCTGTCGCCGTACATGTCGACGCGGATTTCTTTGACCCAGCCCCACATGACGCCGTTGCCCAGCTCCTCGGCGACCGTCTTGTCGCTATTTAAGCCTTTGTAGTGGCCCTTTTCGATGTCGTACACTGTGTCGAGCATGCCGATGATCTCGCGCTTTTGTTCGCGCGTTGGCTTTCGGATTTCCTCTACGTTCGTGTTGCACTTCTTCACTTCTACTGCGCTTGACTTCATTTTATTGATTTCCTTCTCTACGCATTTATCGCATTTGCACGCGTGCTTTGTGACGCGCCATCCTTGTTTTTTGAGT